TTGAATGTCACCACAACCAGCATTCATTTTGCTTGGGAAGGTTTGTCCATCAGGTCCAAACCGATTCTTAATAATATGAATACGAGCGGTGTTACTGACCTTATCTTGAACCTTGCGACTCAGACTCATGACGAAATCCGCAGTCATAATCTTACGATACGAATCTGAAATATTGTTTGCCTGAATAATATCTTCATCCATAGCTGCACGATTACTCTGTGATGCAGTCCAAATTGGAATTTGCATTTCTCCTGCTACTCCCCGCAATTCTTCATAAATACCACCAGCTTCACTATAACTGTTGCTGTTACGGTCACTTTGTGATGGACGTAGAATGTCTGCGTAATCCACTATGATTAGATCAATCTTGGTTCCAAGTGTCTGAATTCGTTCCGCATGAAGTTTCAAACTATGAGCGGATACCGTCTTGATTGGAAAATATTTGATAATCAATTTTCCGGAAACTTCGGCAATTTTCTTCTTGACTATATCTACATTGGATCGGATATTTTGGAAATCAATTCCAGTAAAACATGCGTCATAACGAAGACCGACATAATTTTCATTCAACTCCAATGTATAGTGAAGAACGTTTTTTCCTTGCTTCATTGCTTCTGCACCAAGTTTTGCCAAAATCCAACTTTTTCCACTACCTGCGCAGGCAGTAATGACTCCCAATTCTCCACCAGAAAGTCCACCATCCATAATCGTGTCAATTTCTGCCCAATTAGTTTTGACGGTGTTACGAGCCATCATGCTCATGCGTTTCTCAATATCAATATCATATTCATGACCGATATTTCTTTCCATACCAGCCTTCATTGCTACGTCAACTACATTCTTAATTTTATCATATTGACCATTCTTTAAATGATCAACACTCTCCATAATAGCATTTTTAAGCTTTTGATTTTTACAAAATTCAAGAAATTGTTCTTTGATGAACTTTAAATCACTATCAGTGATTTTTTGATAAACCAATCGCAATTGATCTACCACGGTCTGTTTTAGCATATCATTTTCAATGCTATCCACCTTCACTTTAAAAACTGCAAGGGTTGGTAGTTCTTTGTATCCTAAGAAATAACTCAATGTTTCTTTAACAATGAATTGATGGGCATCAGTCTCAAATGACCCAGGTTCAATTATATCACTAACACGTTCTATAAATGTCTTGTCACTCACAAGTGCGCTAATGCACTTGGTTTGAAAGTCTGCACCAAATTTCTTCAGATTATCCACGATGTATTTTTCACTCATATTTTATAAATCTACTACTGTTTGTATAAACCGACGGCTGTTTGTATAACTCAATGCTATATCCGATTGACGAATTTGCAAAGATTTTTTACACCACGAACGAATTTACTTTACCGAAGACCTCTTGAATCCAGACCATACTGTTGGGAAAGTTATTTTGCATACCATCTTCCATCAACAATTTTCCAAAGTTAAATTTATCCAATTTTTGTAATGGTTTTTCCATTATTTCATTGATTCTTAATTGACTGAATGTTTGAATTTGTGTGTCATGTAATTGCATCAATTCATGATTACGTTCCATTGTAGATTTATTATCTAAAATAGTATTATACAATTTATACTTACCTTTGTGAGTATCACTATAATTGTATATTTCTTGTAAAGAATATTGTTTTTCTTCTGTAAGTATAGGAAAACATTTCAATATGGTTTTTAGACCTGCTCCTTGTATTCCATCAATATTGTCACTAGTATCACCTTCCATGACGCGATAATTAATAAAATTTGAACAACTGATTCCATATTCAGTCAATATTTCTGCACATCCATACATCTTTTTCTTGGTGGGACTCCATATTTTAATTTTGTCACTTGCAAGTTGAAGAAAGTCTTTGTCAGCACTCATGATGGTCACGTTGCTGTCCTTGAAATATTGTTTGGCCAAATACGCAATAGTATCATCTGCTTCAATATTATCTATTGCCATAGTTGTTACTGGCAACGTATCCAAATACTTAACTGTTTTAAATAATTGAACTTTTACATTTTTTTGCTCTGTGTCAGCATCACTCAACTCATCATATGATCTGTTAAGACGAATTTTACTCTTACGACCATTTTTGTATTGTGGATAAATCTTACGACGTTTTAACGATCCACCGTTTCCGTCTGAAACTATAACAATTCTGGTTGGATTGATTAATTTTACTGCATAACCAATACTTTTTAAGCATCCAGCAATGCCACCCGTATGATTACCATTTCCATTCATTTGTGGACTTGCCATAAATGCTCTTAGGAAAGTGTTCATAAAGTCTACGATCAAAACCTCCGAGTTGAGGGTCCGATTAAGACCCTCAACTCTATCCGACGGTTTAATTTGATCAAATAAACTAAATAAACGACGCTTTTCGCTGTCGGTTATATTGCTCATTTTATTCCTCGCTTACAACAACATCTTCTCCTACATCAACCACCGCATCTTCTACGATTTGACTATTGGGATCTTTATATTTCATAATAACCTCGTCACAAATCTTCAAATAAATTTCTTCATTCAAAGCAGCATCAGTCTTTAATGTGGACACGAAATCCTTGGATTGAAACTTCCATTCTTCTCCGTTGTCCTTTTTGTACGTATAATAAGCACCACCTTGTTTAATCAAATCGTTATCTTTTAACACCTTGACCCAACTACTATAGTCAGCAATACCACTGTCAAAGTAGATGTCAAAGTTTGCTTGTCTTTGTGGCGGACCCATTCTGTTTTTTACAACAACGGCTTTACACACATTTCCAATTACTTCTTCATCTTTCTTGAGCTTGCCAGTGTTGTTTAAACGAACACGAACACTACAATGATATGCAAGTGCTTTTCCTCCCGATACAATGTATTTGTCTCCAAATGCCATAGCATTTAGATTTTGACGCAATTGATTTGTAAATATAATCAACACTTTTTGGCGTCCAATCATAGTGGTAATTTTTCTCATCGCCTTTGAGATGATGATACTCTTACCAGTCGCATAACCATCTTTACCGTGGTCACTTTCTAATTCTACTTTGGTACTAGCTGCCGCAACACTGTCTACAATAATAGTAAGAATACGGTCTTTATTGCTCTTGCGAACAATTGAAATCATCTGTTCCATCTTTTCAAAAATATCTTCAACAGTTTCACATTGAACATACAATAATTTAGATAGATTGACCCCCAAACTTTTCCAGAACTCAGGTGCTGCCGAATTTTCCGTGTCAATAACTACAGCGACTCCACCTTTTTTTTGCGTATCCGCAACAACATGTGCTGACAACAAGGACTTTCCTGTTCCTTCAAGGCCGTTAAATTCAACCATTTTTCCTACAGGCAAGCCGCCGTGAGGACGATTGCTAATAGCTAAGTCTAACATAGATGATCCGGTACTGATCCAATCGGATATTTCAGCAGGATTTTCTTGTTCGTCCAAAAAATAAGCGATTTTACCACCATCCTTATTTGCTTTGTTTAATTCATTGGCCAATAATTCAACCAATTCGTCTCTCGGAGGAGCTTCCATTTGTGTAACTTGTGATTTCTTTTTCATAAATAATAATATAAACAGTTAGGGTGGCAGTACACATCATATACTACCACCCAATATTGTACAGTTATTTTAACTGTTGAACAAATTATCAAAAGCTTTTGTCAAGTCTTCTGTATTTGCTTTTGCTGCAACCGCCGATGGCGATTTTTGTGTTTTGGTAGATGTTGATACCGGAGTACCAGAAACAATTGGGCTTGAATCGGTAGGACCAGAAGCAGTACCATCATCGTCAGTAATTCCTACTACTGTTCCGGTTTCAGCTGCATTTTCTGGGTTCAACCAAGCTTCCATTGCTGCCTTGAGTTCTTCATATGTCGGTTCTTGGAACAAATCAAGAATATTCGCTTGTTTTGTTAAGATATCTTTTTTGGATGGATCAATTGCCGGTGACGAATTTGGCTTGGGACGAATTGTGGTTTCCGGAAAATTCTTTCCAGATTCCTCCGCCGTTCTAAACTCAACGACAATATCGCGTCCATTTACAAGATCTGTAATATCACCATAATCTTCATCGGTAATAATGCCCATCAATTCTTGATACACATTCTTACCAAATCCCCAAAACTTTACACCTTGATCTTCTTCACCGCGAACCAACACAGGTACATAAGTACGCATCTTGGGTTCCATCTTTCTACCAACCTGCCAGTCTTCTTTATTTCCGGTCTTTTTCATGCGATTGCTAAATTCAACAATCGGATCAGGACGATTAAACGAATCGGGACTTAGATACGTTTTGTTATTGATTCCATAATGGAACTTCAACTCAATGAACGGATTATCAGGTTGAAACTTATAAGGAACAATACGAAGAACTTGCTTGCCGGGATTCGGCTTCCAAGTATAATTAGTTTTTTGACTTGCGTTTGAAAGACTATTCAAACGGTTTTTAATTAGAGACAGATTTAATGCCATAAGTATTTATTATTTATTTGTTAAGTGTTTTAATTATTAATTAAACGGTCCACACGAACCGTGTATATAACTAATACACGTATAACTATAACCCGTTATGGTAAAAACATCAACTAATTATATCACAAAGTTTTATCGGAATTATTCTAACCGATACCTCACCAGTTAAAATAAGGCAGTTGGAATACAGTCCCCAATCCAATTGAAACTTATTATCAAATACACCACCATTTTCTTCTGCTATTAATGTATTCATAGCATTAAGGGTATATAATGTATTGGTTTGTTTTTTTCTGTGCAATCCAATCGTGTTTGGAAATTTCGGAAATCTTGAACCATCTGGCACTTCCACATTGTAGGTTAAAAAAACATAATCAGTAGACTTTGTGTTATTGAACAAAAAGAATTTATTTCCAGCTACAATATAAAAATTTCTAAGAGTAGTCAGTAATGACTTATACTCACCGATTGTACTGAAAGTGCAAAGAAGTTGTCTTTTCATTTTCTTTTAATGATTATTACTTTGCCCAAATTTTCTACATATCTAGATTTGCCGACTATTTCTCCTTCGGAAGTATACCAAGTTCCGTGTTTGTTATAAAAATTATTTGAAACGGCTTCTTCTAGTGAATATTCAGTTGTTAAAATCTTTTGAACAACTTCAGCATCTTGTTGTTTTTCTTGTGGAGTTCTAAGATCTGGTTCTGGTTCTGGTTGATCTTTTTCTATGGGTTCACTTTGAACAGTCGGAACGGTTGCATCAGTTGAAACTGGATCTGGTTGATCGGCAGGTTTTTCTTCTGGTACAGCCGCTTGAGGTTCTGGTTCTTTATCAAAAATATTTACAGCCGCCGCTTGTTGTGCCTTTTTAGGATTTTCCTCAAAATGAGTTCCACGGGTAATGGCTTTTTGTTTATATTCGGGTGTTGGAAATGTTACCAATAATCCGTTGACATTGTATGCTTGACGTTCAGGATATTTACCTTCAACAATACAATTTCTTAATAGTAGAGTTTGATCCCATGATAGACCGCACTGGTGTTGTAAGTATTCTTGTAATATATCTAAGTGATCGTCCTTTTCCAAAGAAAAAATACCGTCTTGGATTCTTGTGTCCACACAAACTTGTTCTAATAAATCTTGTAAATTCATACTTTTTGGAAGAAGGAAACCCTTATGACTTTATCATAAGAGTGGTTGACGATATATAATCTAAAATTAACATGTTACCATATAAATATATAAATATTATGGTAAGTTTGTAATATTATTGACTATTATTGATATATACCGAATCTGTCAGATATACTATCTTTTTAGACTCATCAAACATAAAATTTCCAAGAGTCATATAATCCGTCTTCCATTGATATACATTGGTTAGATAGTTATTAAGTTTTTCACAATAATCAACCGTTTTTCCCAATTCTCCAGTTGTTGCAAAAATGGGAAAATTGTTAGAAGAAACCGTATTGCTTATACCATATTTATTGGGATCTGAATTTAGTAAATGTTGAGCACCCGATCCCAAAACGGTTCGTTTATCAATCAAGTTTTGTTCTATAATTCCACTTGGATGAAATGTAACACCAACATCATTCAATTTATAAAATATATAAAATGCGTCATATTTTTCCACATATTTTGCGTCAAATGGTAAATTTGGAGCCATCTTATGTTGTTTCAATATATTTTGAAATGTATCATTTGCCATCACATATTCAATAGGAACTCCTCCATTTTGATTTATTATATCAACTTTTTGTTTGATAAAATTAACTGTTTGTTGTACCTTCAATAGTTTTTGTTCAAACTGTTCATCTGTCTCATTATCCAATCTTTGTTGAATTTTATAGACTTTTGTATCATTTGCATATACAACTCGCTCTGACCCTCTCCATACATATTTACATTTTGCAGGCAATCCGATTGCAGTCAAATCCAAATTACTAGGAGAATTTTCCCATTCAGATTTTAATACAAACACTTTACCATTTGTAGTGATTTTTAGATATGGATTGATTGCATCATCATTTTCGCGGTGTTGAAAATTGACCTCTTTCAAAAAGTCGTCATAAGTCTTCCGACAATCAACGAAATTAATATAACTGTTGGTGATATTGATCATAAATTTATTTTGGTCATATTGTTATAATTTGTACCGACATAACATTTTACAGGAAACTGTTTGTTGTTTTCCATCAGTGATTTTATATGCAACAACGTGTCCCGTTTATCTTGTTTATGTACATCAAACAATATACTATCATAAGTATACAATATAGCCTTGGTAGTTTTATCTTTTAGATATTGATTGACTTGTGCAAGTGATTGTATTCCAAATTCAGTTTCACTTGCCTGTAAAATATAATTGAATAATTTATTCGGCGATGGATTGTTGATGTGATTTTTAGTAATTTGACGTTTAAAAATCGGAGTTTCTACATATCCATATTTCTCAAAGAAATTCCAGCGATGGTCAATATATTGTTTCATTTTACTATAAAATGGTATTTCCAATAATTCATCTGGAATGTTGCCGTACATACACTGAAAGGTAAGATTCTTTGACGCTTTTATTTCTTCGTCCGTCAAGTTCTCTTTTCCATAGTAAGATTGTCCCAAATATTCATACGCATTGTGAGGCAATTCATAATTAATCAACTTGGCTACCAGATGAGGATGATATGCACTATAATCAATCATGAACAACATTCCATCGTCACCGTACCGGCTAATAAAAGAAGATCTACACCCAGACTCTTTATTCATGGCACTGTAATTTATTCCACCAAATCTGTTGCTGGGTCGTCCAGTAGATGTATATAGATTATATTGCGTATATACATAGTCATTGACCACCTTTACATTCTTGTCCTTAAAGTGTTCATTAAAGGTGTCTACATTCACTTTTAAACCGTTATATTCAAGTACTTGGAGGTTTTCTGTTATGATACCATTCAAATCACCGAAACTACCATCTAAGCGTATATTTTTGACTCTTTTCAAAGACTCTACACACATTTGTTCAAACTTCTCCAAATGACGAGTCAATGGTATTACATTATTCAAATTGCTATAACCGTTGAACTTCTGTTTATAAAATCTATGAGCCTTTGTGTCATATTCACTGTAGTCTTCTACATTACCATCTGTTATAAAAAAGATAATGTTGATATCATACAAATTTTTTGCTGGCAATAAATGTGAAAACTTCTTTTTGTCAAATACCCACTTTTTTCCATTCAACGAGTTTAAATCGTCAATTAACCTAGACATTTCAACTTTGAATGGGCTATCTTCATGATTCACCGAAATCACATAGGTTTTCTGCTTTTGGATGTTATAAACCATCAACAGACTACACTTTGCTACGCATGGATGAAAGTGGTCGTCAATTTGAATTGCATCGCAAATCAAATCACAACAATCATTTTGTGCCAAAAATTCTTTATAATCACTCTCA